GGCGCCGTACGGACAAGCCGGGCCTGTCCGGCAAGGGCGGCCAGGAGCACATCGGTTTCGCGAACGGGTCGAACTGGTGGATCGACTCGGTGAAGGCAACGTCGGGCCACGGCCCGAAGCTGCACGAGGGCGCGATCGACGAAGCGTTCGCCCACCCCGACAGCCGGATCGAGCAGTCGATGCGGCCGGCCATGAACAACGTGTCGTCTGCCCAGCTGGGTGTCGCGTCGGCCGCGGGCGACTCCTCGAGCGTGTACCTGCGGGGCAAGCTGGAAGAGGCCCGGGCACGCGTCGAGCTGGACGCCGCGAAGCCGATGCACGAGCGGCGATCGCGGACAGCGCTGATCGAGTACGCGGCGCCGGCAGGTGCGGACCGCGAGGACCCGGAGACGTGGTGGCGCTGCCATCCAGCGCTCGGCTACCTGACGACGGAGCCCACGTTCCAGGCGGCGCTCGAGGCATCCGGCGCCGACCCGGCCGAGTTCGACCGGCCGTACCTCGGCTGGTGGCCGTCGGCGAAGGTCCCGGATCCCGTCGTGCCGCGGCTCACGTGGAACGACCTCGGCGTCGACGAGGCCGACATCGACTGGTCGGGCACCCCGCTGTGGGGCCTGGACGTGTCACCTGACCGCGACTGGACGTCGGTGGGCATGGCGGCCAGGCACCCCACGCGCAAGACGTACGTGGAGGTCCTGGACCACGAGCAGGGCACTCACTGGGCGGTGCGGCGTCTGGTGCAGCTGCGCGCCACGTTCGGCGGCGACATCGTCGCGATCGACGGGGCGGGCCCGGCCGGCGCGCTCGAGCAGGACCTGATCGACGAGGGCTTCATCGTCCGCCGTCTGAACACTCGGGAGAAGGCCGACGCGTGCGGCGCCTGGTACGACGCCGTGCTGTCCGGCCTGCTGGCGCACGCGGCGGATCCGGTGCTCAACACGGCGCTGTTCTCGGCGGTGAAGCACCGCGTCGGAGACACGTGGGTGTTCTCCCGCGGCAAGTCCCTGCAGGACATCACCCCGCTGTACGCGCCGCTGCTCGCCCGCGCGGTCCTGGTGGCGACATTGGGTGACGACTACGACTCGCTCAACTCGACGATGTGAGGGGGCCTGCCGGCGTGCTGAAGCTGACCGACGTGCTCGACCTGCTGGGCGCGCTCCTGCTGGTGGTCGCCGTGGCGGTCCTGGTGGCCACCTGGACGGCCGCCGGCGCGATCGCCGCGGCGGGTGTCGGCCTGCTGCTCGTGTCGTGGCTCGTCGACCGCACGCTCGCGGGCCGCGCCGGCGGCCAGTCGTGAGCCTGTTCCGGCGGGACGCATCGGCCCCTGGCACGCCGCAGGATTTCATGGGCCGCCGGCGGGATGCCGGAAACCCCGCGGCGTCGGTGACGGCGTCGACGGCGCTGCGGAACTCGGCTGTGTGGGCGTGCACGGGACTTCGCGCGGGCCTGATCTCGACGATGCCGATCGACACGTTCCGGCGTCTGCCGGGGGTCGGCGTCGACGTCGAGACCGTCAAGCCTCTCGTGCTGATCGAGCCGTCGAGCTACGCGGAAGGCCAGCCGCAGCCGATCGGCGACTGGCTCTACGCGTCGCAGATGGACCTCGATCGGTGCGGGAACGCGTTCGGGCTGATCACCGCCCGGGACGGCCTGGGCTTGCCGGCTCGCGTCGACCTGGTTCCGTTCGAGGACGTCAAGGTCAAGGTGCGCGGCTCGCGGATCGTGAACTACCAGTTCGGCAGGACGGACTACACCTCGCTCGAGGTGTGGCACGAGCGGCAGTACATCCTCTCGGGAGTCCCCCTGGGCCTGTCTCCGATCGCGTACGCGGCCTGGTCGATCGCTGGCTACCTGTCCGCGCAGGCGTTCGCGGTGCGGTGGTTCGCCGGCGGCGCGGTCCCCTCCGGAGACCTGATGTTCAACGGCCGCGGCGACATCAACCCGACCGACGCGGAGATCCACAAGCGGCGGTTCATGGCGGCGGTCGGCAACGGCGAGCCGTTCGTCCACGGCAAGGACTGGACGTACGTGCCGGTCGGGTCGAAAGCCTCGGACGCGAAGTTCCTCGAGCAGATGAATTACGGCGTGGCCGACGTGTGCCGCTTCCTCGGAGTGCCGGGCGACATGATCGACGCCCCACAGCAGGGCTCGTCGGTGACCTACGCGAACATCACCCAGCGCAACCTGCAGTTCATGATCACGAACCTGGGGCCGGCGATCACGCGCCGGGAGGGCGCCCTCTCCCGGTGGCTGGCCAAGCCGCGATTCGTGAAGCTCAACACGGACGCAATCCTGCGGATGGACCCCCAGCAGCGCACGCAGATCCTGCTCGACAAGGTCCAGGGAAAGCTCCTCACCCCGTCGGAGGCCCGCTCCTTCGACAACCTCCCGCCCTTCACGCCCGAGCAGATCGCTGAGCTCACCGAGATGCAGATCCTTGCCGACCGTTCGCCCCTCAAGACCGCACCCGGAGGCACCTCATGAACTCGACTCTCCGCGCAGCCGCGGCCGCCGCTCGCGGGGCGCAAGTACGCGCAGCCGGCGACCGCCCTTCGCAGCGTCGCAGCGGCGAGGACCCGGGATCCGGTGCGCGCGTCTCGGTGCGACTCTCGGACCTGCACCTGCGGGACTCGACGGATGGGTCGGCGGTCGTCTTCGGCGGCTTCGCGTCGGTGACCAACCGCGGATACGACATGTGGGACATGTTCGGCCCGTACACCGAGAAGATCGCCATCGGCTCGTTCGGCGAGACCCTCGCCCGCACGGACCTGGACGTGCCGCTCGTCCTGCAGCACAACGACCTGCGTCGGATCGCGCGCACGACGAACGGCACCTTGAACCTCAGTGAGGTGCTCACGGGGGACCAGACCGGTCTGCTGGTCGACGCCCCCCAGCTGGACCCCACGGACGAAGACGTCCGGTACATCCTGCCGAAGCTGCGCTCCGGGCTGATCGACGAGATGTCCTTCAAGTTCCGCATCCTCGATGGTCGGTGGTCTCCGGACTGGACGGAGTACACGATCACCGGGGTCGACCTCCACCGCGGCGACGTCGCGATCGTCGGCTACGGCGCGAACCCCTACACCGCTGGTGCGGGCATCCGCGGCGGGCACCTCGACGCCGAGGAGTTCGTGCGCTCGCTGGACGACACGGCGGCCGAGCAAGCCCTGGCCGCTCTCCGCGCCCGACTGGCGCCCCAGATCGCGCCCGTCTGCATCTCCGATGCGGACGTGGCTCGGCGCCTCTCCTAGAGGCGCCCGCTGTACCCCTGCCGCTCCGCGTAAGGACCCGCCGCGCCGCACCCTCTCGGGTCTGGCCTGGGGGCACCGCCTGCTGCACACCAGGGCGACCACACACCACACCTGAGCCCCGATGGGGAGAATGGAGTGCGTCACGATGACGCTCGCCCAGATGATCGCTCAGCTCCGTGCGCAGATCGCCACGAAGCTGGAGCAGCGCAACACCCACGCCACCGCGCTCGCGGACCTCCGCGCCGCGGAGAGCACGGACGAGGCCGCGGTCGCCGAGCACCGCACCGCGAAGGACGCCCTGGACGGCGAGATCGACGCGATCCAGCACCGCGTCGCGGACCTGGAGGCCGAGCTCGCGCGCGACGACGCGGCCGACCGCCTGGCCCGCGAGAGCCACCCCGGCGCCGCGGCGCCGACCGGCCCGGCGCGCGTGCTGTCCGAGCCGCGCACCTACACCCGGGAGACTGCCCGTCAGGGCACCTCCTTCTTCCGGGACCTGTTCGCCTCGCAGGTCGGGTCGGCGAAGGTCGACCAGATCGAGCGGCTCTCGCGTCACGCGGCCGAGGTCCGGGTCGAGCGGGAGAGCGAGACCAGCAACGGCCAGCAGTCCCGCGCGATGACGACCTCGTCGGTGGGCGGCCTGGTCCCGCCGCAGTACCTCATCGACGACGCGGCACCGATCGCCCGAGCTGGGCGTCCCACGGCGAACATCGCCGTGCACCGGCCGCTGCCCGCGCAGGGCATGTCGCTGATCGTGCCGCGCGGCACGACGGCCGCCTCGGCCGGTGTGCAGGCCACGCAGAACACCGCGGTCTCGCAGACCGACCAGGTCTGGGCCGACCTGACGATCCCCGTCGCCTCGGTCGCCGGCCAGGCAGACGTCTCCCGGCAGCTGCTCGAGCGGTCCGCGGAGGACGTCGACGTGATGATCTACGGAGACATCGCGGGCGCGCACGGGGTCGTCGTCGACCAGCAGGTGCTCTCGGGCACCGGCACCTCGGGTCAGGTCCTCGGTCTCCTCAACACCGCGGGCATCACGCAGATGTCCGCGTTCACGGCAGCGCTCACCATGGCCGCGCTCTACGCGAAGCTCGCGGGCGCGATCAACGCGGTGCAGGCGGGCCGCTTCCTGGCGCCCGACGTCGTCATCGCGCACACCCGCCGCTGGGCGTGGCTCGTCGGCCAGCTCGACACCGCCGGCCGGCCGCTGGTCGTCCCGCGGGCCAACGGCCCCCTCAACGCGCTCGGCGTCTGGGACAGCCCCCTCGACCCGCCGAGCACCGCGGTGCAGGGCGAGGTCCAGGGGCTGCCCTGGGTCACGGACGCATCGGTCCCCGGCGCGGTCGGCACCGGCCCGGAGGACCAGATCATCGTCGGCCGCCGCGCCGACTGGACGCTGTGGGAGGAGGGCGACGGCATGCCGCGCGAGCTGCGCTTCGAGCAGACCACGGGCGGCAGCCTCACGGTCAAGCTCGTCGCCTACAGCTACATCGCGTTCACCGCGGGTCGCTACCCGCTGGCGACC